TTGCTTCTGTCGCTAATAATTCAAGTTGTCAGGTGACAGAAATTGGACTGAAATCGACAGTATGGCGACAAATAACAGGTTTCCCAAATGCCAACTCTCACCCCGGTTCGATTGATTACGCCGCCGAGGTCGGAACGGCCTACGAGTACGAACAAGAAAACGGAAATATTCAACTTGGAACAATAAACAAATATATTCATCGTTTAAGTTTCTTTAGGTTATTTGCAAGGGTCGCAGGTAGTACAAATTCTTGGCAGTCAATCGATGGCGGTAAACCTTTCCTCGTTAAAAATAATAATCCTTTGCCTTTATATAATTTTATTAGAATTAATCACGAGCGTTTATATCCTAATCAACTCGAATTTCGTCTTGTTCCTTATCCCGGTAATTTAGCTAAAAGAGAATTTGAAAATCGTACCGTTCGTTTAATACATAATCACACTGCTAATAATTCTGATATTCCTGTCTTAGATACAATTTCGGCAAGCATTAACGGTAGTTCAATCAGTGTTGTTTATCCGGGTCGATTAGTTGAATTAACGGCTAATTATATGTCTAACCCTGAATATTATTTGGGTGATTCGGGAGGTGTACCAACAACAGGCGGGACAGTGACATCAATGCACAATGACAGGTTTGGCAATATCCCTGATTCTACGAAATTTGTTTTACAAGAAACTCTTTACAATGAAGATTCTGAAGATGACATATATTACATAGAGATAGAATATGATGATGGTGATTTTCAAGGTGAAATTAAATATTATTGGGAAAATGAAACTATTATCATTCGATCAGGATTAACAGAACCACCCACTCAATCAAGTTTTGAAAATAATACTGAATGGGCATTTCAAGCACCTGACGGCTTTTGGTATGGCCCCGGCTCTTATGAATCAGGCGATAAGTATCAAATAAGAAGATATACAAAAGAGGAAGATTCAGCCCTTGTTTTTCAACCGCCAACAGAAACAACAGCAACACCAGACAGAGTTACAGCAGGGGCAACGGGTTTAACTTTAGAAGTAAAAGTATTTAATAATGCACCGACTTATTCATCATTTTGGACGGTTAAAAATGGGGGACAAGGTTATTCAGTAGGGGATTCTATTTATATCAATTCGCCAACTCCTACGAATCCGAACAGAAGATTTCATTTAGGGGTTACAAGCATAATTAATAGAAGCGGTAGTTTAGTTAATAATGGTGCATGGCCTGAAAAGGTTGGGGATAAAATAGGAAGAAATTTAAATCCTTATGACGCGGTAGCTGATTTCGTTTTGTATGACGGTGAAAGATCAAGCCATTTAGATAATCCTGAACACAGTGTCACGTATGTAAATGAACAATTAATTACTTCAGGGATGCAATATGACAAATTAGCAGTTGCAGGTTTAAGGCTTAACAGTGCTAAAGAGTGGTCTAGTTTTAGTTCGTTTAGTGCGTATATAAAGAAAGGAATTAAGGTCGAAAGATTGATTTATAACAATGGTAATACAGCTAATAATTACAGAGATTCAACTAATATTTTGCCTGAAATTGTATATAGCTTATTAACCGATAGCACTATTGGAGCTGGTAACTTAATCGGAGTAGAGGCAGTGGATAGGGATGAAATGATAAAAGCGGCTAAGTTCTGCCGCGCAAACGGGTTTTATTGGGATGGTGTAATTACTGATTCGCAAAACCTACGTGAATTTATTTTTCAACAAGCATCGACTTGTTTTTTGGATTTCGTTGTTAAAGGTGGAAAGTTTTCATTAGTACCGAATGTTCCTTATAACTTAAGTAATTATCAAATGGTTAGGGGGGCGACGTTTGCATCACCTCAAGGAACAAATTTAAAGATCAAAGCGTTATTTACTGACGGCAACACCAAGGATCTAAAATGTAGTTTCCTTAGCCCAGAGGAACGAAAACCGTTTAGAGCTAACGTTATATATCGAGTAGAAAAGACAAATGGATTTGCAAAGAATAAATTAATTTCACTACGTCTTGATAACAATCAATCTGATAATTCTTGGCAACGAGGATCAGACCAAGATCCTGTCGAAACATTCGACTTGTCAGGTTGGCTAACGTCCTCTACTCACGCCAAAGCCTTCGCTAAATACGCCTTAAGAACAAGGCAATTAGTCGATCATGGAATAACAATGAATGTTGCCCCTCAATCAGTAATAGGTTTATCACCCGGCGATATGTTCAGGCTCTATTCGGAAGTGACGCACACTAGCAGATTTTCAAATGGCATCGTCTTACCTGATGGCACAATTCAAAGCCAAACTTCTATTAGTAACGGCGATAGTATTTATTATTGGAATCCAAATGATGATGCTAGGAATGGGGAAGTTCAATCCGGCTCAATTTCTATATCAGGAACAAAGGCAACAGCCCCATCAGGAATAAAAGGAAGTGTATTTACTAAAGCGCAAAGCAACGCATCTGATCGAATCTATAAAATTGAATCTTTAAGTTATGGAGAAGATGGATTAATTGAATTAGCTGGTTCTTTTGTTCCTTTAACAAGCGCAGGGAAGTTAGCTGTTTTAGACTGGAGAGAAAGCGATTTTACTTAAATGGCTCAGATAACTTTTCCTGTAGGTATAACGCCAACGAGTAGGAACTATTCACCCGGCGAATTTCCACAGACGATATTTGAATCCCAGAACGGGGCTAAAACAGTCCTGAGATATGGCTCAAAACGTATCAACGCCTCACTGTCCTTATCGTTTATGAATATCACTGACAATCAAGCTGCTGAAATATTAGCTAACTATGAAACTATAAATAGCGATTGGGATTACTTAAATTTCAATGGAACTGATGTTTTAAAAGGAATTGAACCAACAACAAGCACCCTTAAAACTTATGTAAGAGAGTCAAGTTCGGGTTTGCGTTGGCGATATGCAAAGGCACCTTCAGTAAGTAGCGGTACCTATCCTGGCGTTAGTAATGTTTCTTGTTCGTTCGTTGCTTGTCTAGATGGAACTTAATTTTTAAGTACTTTTTCTGCTACGGCCTAATAGCATTAGAATATGCGTAATGAATTGGTAAAAAGCTATTGGCGTATTCATCTGGTAAAGACGGTCAGCTATTTATTGACAACAGCGCAACAGCGGCGGCCCGTGTTAAATCATGGAGTCTTTCAGCATCGCAAGACACAATCGACACGACTTTTCTTGGAGACACTGACCGAACATTTAAGGAGGGGGTTCGTTCTATGTCTGGCAATTGTGAAATTGCTTATTACAGCGACGCAACTGGAGAATCAGATGCAAAGGAATTAATTAATAAAATATTTAAAGCTAGAACTACATCAACAGAGGGGGGCGTTGCAGCCGAACAAGGTGAATCGACATTAAAACTAGGCTTTAAAAATTACGTTGGAGCGTTGCAATACATCACTGTAAAAGTTTTATTTACTTCAATGTCTGTGACTTGTTCACAAGGGGAGATATTTACAGCGTCGGGATCTTTCACTGTTAATGGAGCGCCTACAGTGGTGAGCGTATAAATGCCCGTTTATACAGGTCAAACAGGATATATAGAATTAAAAAGATCGTCGGGTCATTTCTTTCGAGCGTCTTTATCTGCTAGTTCTGTTAATACAGCTAGAAAGCGTTTCGGTGTGGAAAATATTTTAGGTAGCTTAATTACAGGGGATAAGGTAAATATTAAATCTGCTGATGGGACAACGGCTTTAGGTCTTGTTTCTGGACATAGTGGAGCTGAATGGGCTGGATATGTAGCGATCGATGATATTGGAGGATGTCGTTTGTATGCAACGTTTCCTTTAGCAGTTCAGGGCGGTTTAACTAATGCCCTTACATTAACCGCGCCGCCATCAACAAAAGAAATCATTATTGAAACGAACGACGCAAGCTTCAGACCACTAGCTCGAATAAGGGAGTTTAATTTTACTACGACTAAAGAAACGATCAATATTGATTTATTAGGTGATGAATTTCAGCAAATGTATAAATCTGGACGGATACAAGGACAAGGTGAAATAAGCGCAGATTTTGAGCATAGATACGTTGCCACTGATCCAGGTTTTACATATAACCAAGAGTTTTCAGTTTATTTAGCAAGATTGTTAATGCGCCTCAATATGGGGTCAGAATTTAAAGGGCGCTTCTTTGTGTATAGAGAATCGGGAACATCAAGTAATAACTGTTGGTATGAAGCTGATGCGATTATCACAAATTGCGGAATTGATGTTTCACCCTCTCAAATTGTCGGAACAAAGATTTCTTTCGTTACCTCAGGTCAGTTTCAAATGAGAGTAGGAGCAACACCAAGCTATCTATTAAAAGAAGACACCGACTTTATATTGCAAGAGTCAGGCGACAAGATTTTCTTAGAAGATGATGAGTAATATTTCTAAGTAAGCATAGTACCGTTAACATATAAGCAAAGGTATTAGAAGCAGATGGCAGATCTACAAATTACGCAGTTGCCAGCGGAAACAGGAACGGTTGCGAGTACCGATGTCTTGGCAATGGTCAACGTCACGGCTGCTGAAACGCGCAAGATAAGTACGGCGAATCTAGCAACAGCGATAGCGACAAATATTAGCGCAGGTGGTTTAGCAGCATCGAAAATTGCAGCGGGATATTCAGGGGCATCGTTAACAGATGGAACGGTTACAAATGCAAAGTTAGTTTCTTCTTCTGTTAATTTCGGCGGAATTTCTGTTTCTTTGGGCGGCTCCGATGCTCATCCAGCCTTTAATTTACAAGACGCTACGGGCTACCCTGCCTCGGCTTTAACAGGCACAATAACGAACGCGCAACTTGCAGGGTCAATAGAGGTTTCAAAGCTTGCTTCTTCTACTGTTTCGTTCGGCGGAATTTCTGTGGCTCTGGGTTCTAGCAGTGCGAAGCCTGCCTTTGATCTGGAAAACGCGACTGCGTACAAGACCACAAATTTAGTAGGTACGATCACAAACGCGCAGCTCGCGGGATCAATAGAAAATGCAAAATTATCAAATAGTTCTGTTTCTTTTGGTGGAATTTCTCTGGCTTTAGGCGCGAGCGATCCTCATCCAGCCTTCGACCTCCAAGATAGTACAGGGTACAAAACCACGAATCTGGTAGGCACCATCACCAACAGCCAACTTGCGGGAAATATTGAAGCATCGAAATTAGTTGCAAATAGTTTAACTTCAACTCAGCTCGGAGAAAATTGCGTTGGGTCATCTGAGTTAGCAAACAACGCGGTAGATAGTGGGGCTGTTCAAACAGGCGCCATAGTAAATGACAAGATTGAGACAAGTAGCAGTAGCACAACAGGTATAGACGGGGCCACAAAATTACGTGATGGAAGTGTTACGGCAAGCAAGTTAAACGCTTCAACGGTTGGTAATGGTCTAGCTATCAATAGCAACGTTCTTTCGATCAATAACACAATTGTCGGGTCTACTTCCCTCGGCCTGACGTTCTCAAATCAAGGAATTTGTACAGGAATAGCAGCGCTGCAAGCTTCTGATCTCTCTGGCGTCTTAGCTACTGCCTCGGCGGTTGGTGTCGTTAAGGTTCCAAGCAGCGGAGGGTTATCGGTTTCGGGTTCTGGCGATCTTTCACTTGCAACGACAGTTACAGCTCATACAACTCGCGGGATCGCTGTTAATGCTTTTGGTCAGGTCACAAGTGTAAGCGCAACGGTTCCTAGTGCTTCCCTTCCTGTTTCGAGTACCACGGCAGTAGGAGGCGTAAAGATTCCTTCTACTTCATCACCTTTAACCGTTGATGGAAATGGCGTTTTAACAATTGGTCTTTCAGGAGTTACAGCCGGAACCGGGTTTACTAAATTTAATGTTTCTGACAAAGGACTGATAACAAATGCCAGCGGTTTAGACGCCAGCGATATACCCGCACATTCAGCCGCGTTATTAACAAGCGGAACATTCGACGCTGCAAGAATCCCAAATAGTTCTATAGACGCTAATAAATTAGCTAATTCAGCGGTTTGTCAATTTAGCGGCGCAACATC